GAATAGAGAATAATCAAGAAATTGATTTTGATACTTTCGGTATTTATGTAGGCAATCGTGCAAAAATAAAGGGAGCAAAATAATGGCTAATGCAGTTGCGGAAAAACAAGCTACGGAAGTAGCACCTTCTACTCTTTCATCTTTACTAGAGGAAGAGGCAGGAGCAGGACTAGAGAACTTTACAACGGAAGATATGCAAATACCTTTTATAAGGATATTGCAGGCTTTGTCTCCACAGTTGAACAAGCAAGATTCGATGTATATCAAAGGTGCTGAACAAGGAGATATCTTTAACACAGTATCTCAACAAGTCTATAAGGCAGAACAAGGTGTTACAGTTGTACCTTGTTTCTTTGAGAAGAAGTTCTTGGAGTTTGCACTTAGATCAAGTGGTGGTGGTTTTATAAGAGAACTAGCATCAGATGATAGAGACATAACTCTTACAACTCGTGAAGGAGCAGCCGAGATTTTACCTTCTGGAAACGAGTTAGTTAGAACCCATCAACATGTTGTGATGGCTATGGATCCTGAGACTAAGATGGGGTCGCCTGCTATTCTTGATATGAAGAAGACACAACTCAAAGTGTCTCGTAGATGGAATACTCTAAAGAATGGTATAAGATTACCTTCGGGTAAACCTATGCCACTATACGGAACTGCATGGAATATTCAAACCATTGCAGAAAGCAATGATCAAGGCAGTTGGTATAATTATAAGATCGAGAGAGTTTATAATGTATCAAAAGAAATAGAGGCTATGATGTTAGAATCTAGAACTATGTATCAAAGCTTTAGAAAAGGGGATATCAAGACGGCTTCGGCACCTGCGGATGAAATGCAATCTGCACAGAAGGATGACGAAATACCGTTTTAATTAATCAGAGTCGTGGCTATTCCTCCAAGTCACGGCTCTTTTTTTGTGGAGTGAAGAGTGAATTTAGCAGAAGAATTATTACAAGCTTTTATTGGTTTTAGTACGGCTCATGGTCAGACAGAAGTATCACAAGAACGTACAGCAGGAAAACAAAAAGCCAAATCATTTATAGTAAGAAATCCTCTTACATTACAATTAATAGAAGGACATATCAAAGGCACAAAAGGTGTCGGTGCTATTCCTATTAATGAAGAAAACAAATGTAAGTTTGGTGCATTGGATATAGATGAGTATCCATTAGATCATAATAAATTAGTAGACAAATTAGAGGAACTCAAAGTTCCGTGTATCGTGTGCCGTAGTAAATCAGGTGGTGCACATATATTCTTTTTCTTTAAGGAGTGGATGAATGCAGGAGATTTCAGAGACAAAGCTGCAGAAATTTCTTCTGCACTTGGTCATGGCAGGTGCGAAATATTCCCAAAACAAGAACAGATTCTTGTCGAAAGGGGTGATGTTGGTAACTTTATCAATTTACCGTATTTTGATTCAGAGCAAACTCTCCGATATGCGATCATCAGAAGAGAGGGAGATTATGTCGAGGCATCGTTGTCAGAGTTCCTCGAAGAAATACAGAAAGTTAAGACGTTACCTAAAGATTTTCTGACTCTTCCTATTGGTGGACCTGTAGATCTTTTACCTAATTATATACCTTGTCTTAGAACTAAGTTAGCCATTGGTGTGTTTGAAGGAGAAAGAAATAGAACTGCATTCCAACTAGGAGTTTTCCTACAAAGGCTCGATCCTGGTAATTGGAAAACAAAGTTTGAAGAGCACAATGTAAAAGACTTTCATCCACCTTTATCAGCATCTGAAGTTGTAGCTATACAAAATACTTTAGAGAAAAAAGAATATCAATATCTTTGTAAAGAAGAACCCATGGCATCACATTGTAATCAAAGTGTTTGTAGAACTATGAAGTTAGGAATAGGTGCTACATCAATGCCAAGCATAAGTGGTTTGTCTGTTATTCTATCAGAGCCAAGACTATGGTTTGTAGATATTGGCGGACAAAGATTGGAGATAACAACAGAAGAATTACAAGCACCTCGTTTGTTTCAAAGAGCATGTATGGAACAATTAAAAGTTATGCCCCCAAAGTTAAAGGATTCTGATTGGGAGGTAACTGTTAATACGTTAATGGAGAAATGTAACGAAATACAAGTTCCCGAGGAGTTGACTTATAAGGGGCAGTTCATGTCTATACTTGAAGCATATTGCACAGGTCGAGTACAAGCACAAACCTTTGAAGAGATTATGTTGGGTAAACCTTATACAGAGATTGAGGAAAGTAAAACTTATTTTAGATTAGATTCTTTGATGGAATACATGAGGCAGAAAAAGTTTGATAGCTACACAAGAGCACAAGTGCAAGAGAGATTAAAAGAAATAAACAACGAGGAAAGTTCTACTGTACGAAGATTTAAGACATCATCTGGTAAATGGAAATCAGTTAGAGTTTGGTGGATACCCGAAGTAGCCTCTGAAGTTGAGATTAATGAAATACCTATCGAGAAAGAAGAGGTGCCTTTCTAATGGAAACAACAATATTCGGACCACCAGGCACAGGAAAAACAACAACTTTAATAAACTTAGTTAAAGATAAAATAAAAGATGGCATGGATCCTACTAAGATTGCGTTTATGTCTTTTAGTCGTAAGGCAGCGAATGAGGCAAAAGATCGTGCTATTTCAGAATTAAATTTAAATTCAGATCAAATGATTTATTTTAGGACTTTACATTCACTAGCTTTTACATGGTTGGGACTAGATGTAAAAAGAGTTTTCAAAGGTGCTGACTATAATGAATTAGGTAGATTAGCAGGACTAGAGTTTAGAAGTAATCCAACTGTAGGTATAGAGGATGGACCTTTATTTCAAATAGGTGCAGGTGGCGACAAGTATATGTCTGTATTACAAATGGCTCGTGTAAGAGAAGTAACTTTGGAAAAGCAGTTTAATGATACTTGGGATCATCAATTACATTGGCAACAACTAAGAGTTTTAGATAAAGCTTACAGTGATTATAAGGATGCTAAGAACAAATTAGATTTCGTTGATATGATAGAAAAGTTTATTCTTGAGGGTACAAGTCCAAGATTTGATTTGTTAATTATTGATGAAGCACAAGATTTAGCACCTTTGCAATGGAGAATGGTAAAGGAAGTATTAGTTCCAAACTCTAAAGAAACTTATTATGCAGGAGATGATGATCAAGCTATTTACACATGGATGGGTGTGAAGATAGATGATTTCTTAAATGCTTGTGATAAGAAAACAGTGCTCAATAAATCGTATCGTGTACCGAGTGCCGTGCATGAATTCTCACAAAATTTAATAAAAAAAGTTTCTATCAGACAATTAAAAGAATGGCAACCCACTAAAAAAGATGGCACCATAACATGGCATCGAGATATACTTGATGTAGATCTAACTAGTGGCGAATGGTTAATACTTGCGAGAACAAACTACATTACAAATAAAATATGTGCTCGTCTTAAAGAAGAAGGCTATCTCTATTGGAGAGAAGGCACTGGTTGGTCTATTTCCCCAAATGTGCTTAATGGAATAGAGGTGTGGTTAAAACTATGCAAAAACCTAGACTTGTCTACAGTAGAACTGAAAAACTTTGTGAAACTTTTGAACCCGAATATTATCACGAGATCTGGGAGAAAAAGGTTTTCCCATTTAGATCCCGAACAAACTTATACTCTAGACGACATTATAGAGAAGTGCAGTTTGAACGTATCACGAGAGACTCCGTGGCAGAAAGTATTGAAAGTTTCGGATCAGGAGATAGCATATATAATGTCAGTGAGAAGGAGAGGGGAGAAAGTCTTGACGGCTTCTCCGAGGATTCGGATCTCGACAATACACAAAGCCAAAGGTGGCGAGGCGGATAACGTAGTCTTATTACTTGACTCAACAAAAGCTTGTGTAGAAAGCTTGGATCAAGATTCTGAGATAAGAACTTTCTATGTGGGTGCAACTCGTGCTAAACAATCATTACATTTAATAGAACCAACAACAAAATTTGGATTTAAGATATGACAAAGGTATGGTTCTTACAGAAAAATGAAGAAGGTTATGTGTTCTGGGACAGCTATGTTCACAATGAATGCACACTATTAGACTCAACAACGGAGAATCCTTTTGACAAACAAAAACAGAGAATATTTCTTAAAGGAAGCAGAGAAACTAATTAATGGTCAAAGAGCCAAAGAGTACGGACCTGCAAAAAAGAATCATCAACGTATAGCGGATATATGGACTATCTTGCTAGACAAAAAACTTAATGACCGTATTACACCAGAAGAAGTTGTTGCTTGTATGATAGGTGTCAAGGTAGCTAGACTTGCCGAAGACATCTCTAAGGACGATTCTTGGACGGATGTTATTGGTTATGCAGCTCTCGGTGGAGAAATTATAAATGACAAATCATGATCAATATCATTTTTTAGATCAAGATATAAAAGATATGTCTTGGGGTAATGTAGACTCTGATTGGACACCTCCTCAAAATTTTCCAGACTTATCACAACATGAAACAGTATCAATAGATTTAGAAACTAAAGATTCTAATCTTCTTACACTCGGTCCTGGTTGGACGAGAAAAGATGGTTATGTGATAGGAGTTGCTGTTGCTGCAGGAGATAGTTCTTGGTACTTTCCTGTTGCACATCAATCTGGAAACATGTCAAAGAATATAGTCTTCAAATGGTTACAAAAATTATGTGATGATGAGAAGATAACTAAAGTATTTCATAATGCGTTATATGATTTAGGTTGGCTTAGAGCAGAGGGTATCGAGGTCAAAGGTAAAATTGTAGACACTATGATCGCAGCACCTTTACTAGATGAGAATAGAAAATGGTATAACCTAAACTCACTTGCTCGTGATTATCTAGGCGAATTTAAAGACGAAAAATTATTAAAGTCTGCGGCAGATGAATTTGGTGTTGATCCTAAGTCTGGGATGTGGAAGTTACCTCCTAGATATGTGGGTAAATATGCCGAGCAAGATGCATTAATAACTTTAAAACTTTGGGACAATCTTAGAAAAAAGATAACTCAAGAAGAGTGCTCAAGTATATTTGAATTAGAAACTTCTTTACTACCTGTACTGTTTGAGATGAAAACAAAAGGTGTTCGTGTGGATGTAGACAAAGCACATCAAACTAAAAAAGATTTAACTAAAATAGAAAAATCACTTATAGATGAAATAGTCAAGGAAACCGGGGTGGTTGTTGAACCGTGGGTCGCCACATCTGTAGCAAAGGTCTTTGACGCTGTGGGTCTTCCTTATTCTCGCACAGAAAAATCCGATGCTCCCATGTTTACAAAACAATTTCTTTCTAATCAGACGCACCCTATTGCTCAAAAAATTATAAAAATTAGAGAGATAAACAAAGCCAATACGACATTTGTTGATACTATACTTGAACATTCTCATAATGGTAGAATAAATTGCGATTTTCACTCCCTTCGATCCGATGGTGGCGGAACTGTTACTGGTCGTTTTAGCTCAAGTAACCCCAATTTGCAACAGATTCCTGCACGAGATCCTGATATCAAAAAATTAATTCGTGGTTTGTTTATCCCGGAGGAGGGCCACAAATGGGGTTCCTTTGATTATGCATCACAAGAACCAAGATGGTTAGTTCATTAT